CTGAAAACTTATTAACAACCATATCGCTTATGGCTACGTTGCTTTCATAAGCATCACCCCATTCACCTTTAAGGGCATTAACCGATGCGGCCAGCTTTGTCTGAAAATCTGCAACGTGCTTCTGATATATCCCACCTGAGAGGTCTGTGTATTCTTTCCACACTCCCTCGGCCTGCTTAGGTGTTAGATTATATTTATGCACTATGTTAGCAAATGCTGTCTTATCAAAGGTTAGCCCTTTCATTTCTTCTGGCAATGTTGGGTCAGTGAGCTTATATCCTTCAGCTGTCTCAGGCACGCCCAATGCTTTATTGAATCTGGCTATACCTTCTGCGTCATTCTCGTCTTTAGGTAAAGGCACTTTCTCATGGCCTAACAACTTCTCAAGGTTGAGGTGACTCTTTACCGCTTCCTGTAATCCTTCGGGTGTGTCCTCGAACTTCTGCAATGTTGGGCTATTGGCTAAATCTACCCCTACTTTGTCCTTCCAAGTAAATGATGATGCGCCTGCGCCTGCGCCTGCGCCTGCACCTGCGTCTCCAGCACCAGCTGAGCCACCTTCGCCACCAGCATTACCAGCAGCGTTGCCGTCTCCTCCGTCTCCTCCGTCGCCGTCGACGTCGCCAGTTCGACCTCCTGCTCCGTCTTCTGCAAAGCTCATCATACAGGGTATTAAACTAAATAACCCGAACAATGGACTTAAATTGCCGAATACTCGGTTTAAGTTATCCATTTTGTTCCTCTTTCTGTTTTGCCAGTGCACTGATTTGCTCTGGCGTTAATCTTAATAAAGTCTTAATCGTTGCCACTACTTCTCTGCGTCCAGCATTGATGAGTATTCTATCTCTATTGTCAGGGTCAAAGATACTCTCATACCAACCACATGATTCCTCAAGGAAATCCATAACTTCCTTGCCTTGTGGTGTATCAAAGACCGACCTGACATTTGCAACAATAGCTTTAGCGTCTCTTATATCTTTTAAATCCATTATTCAAATCTCCTCTTACCTGCGCTTGCTTGCCCTGCCTCGGCAAGAGCTTTGTCTCCTTCAGCAGCTTTCTTACCTATATCAGCAGAAGCGGTTAACATATCCATTTTCTGTTGCTGGGCCATAGCCTCAGCTCTTGCTTCTCTGATTCCTTCTACTTCCTTATCGTCTCTCAATACAACCATTGGAGCTCCTAAGATGTCCCATGCTTTATCTACAACCTTATCAGGGTTTACTTTATCTATTACGTCAGGAACACTTGCTGTCATTTGCCCAAGTAGGCTTAAACCACCTAAGAGAGAATTAAGTTCGCTTCTCTTTTGAGCCTGCGCAAGCAGTGATACATAATCAATCTCAAATGAAGGGTTCTCCCAAAGCGCATCAGGAATAGGTGGCAACTTGCCCGCCCGAGACATAATGCCTATTGTTCTAATTACAACCGGGTTCAATATTTCTACCATGTATCTGCCTACTGCTGGACCGAGCATTGACATCTTCTCATTGATTCTTTCCTGAACCTCTGGGTTCTGCATTTGTTTCGTAATGTTCTCAAAGGCCAGAAATACATCATTATACATCAATGATTTAACTTGTCTCGCATAGTAGTCAATTGCTTCCATTCCTGTCTGAGGATTACCGAAGTTAGCAAAAGCAAATATGTCCTTACCTGAATCCATGGCTGTCTTTTTATAATAGTTGATAGCCCGAGGATTAGAGTTGAACGGTAATATAAAAGCATTATGCGGAACAGCTACCGGAGGGTCTGTGTGTTTCATCATACCCCTGAGGTTAGTCTTAGCAACTGCATTTAGTAATCTGGCGAAGGGCAAGGCTTTCATAGCCGGGGAAAATCCCCATGGGATAAATGGTCTCTTGTCAAACCTGTGGGTCATTGCAGGAAACTCATAATATCCGCTTTCTTCTATGATGCGCTTACCCTCAACATCTATCCATTGTGCCTGTATCGGCAAATTCTTTTTATCTGTCTTGGTTACGTCTCTAACGTGTCTCTTTCCTATATATAAAATGAACTTATGCTTCTTATTCTGATTGGGTGATGATGCTTCCAGTCTCATTTCAGTTGATAGAGCTTCTTCTCCCCAACGAGTAACTGCCTGCTCGGCCGTATACTCAAACTCTAAATAGTATGCCACAACTCTACCCTTTGCGTCCTCTACGATGCAGGTCTGTCCTAATGGTAGATTGTAAAATCTAATGTCTTCCTCAAGGTCATCTTCCTCAAGCAAGATTGATGTGCCATAAACACCACTTGATTTATAAGACGGGAAAGCCTGTTCATAGAAGTTTGATTTATTGAATGCGTGATATAGCTCCTCTGTCACTCCTTCAAGGTAGTTAGAGACCTCTTTATTGTCTACAAGTGCATTGTCCTTAGCTCTTAGCTTAAACCATTTAGATGAGGGTGGAGTAAGGTAATTCATAAACCCTGATGCTAAAACATCTGGTGCCTCAAGTGTGGTTGAATCATATAATTGCGCTGTGTCCATTTCGGTGCCCGCAAAGCTCTGACGTGTATGGTCTGGGCTCTCTACATAAAAATATCCATGGAGGTCTTGCCAGTAGGACATGAAGTTAGCCTTTTCTCCTGATAGCTCCTTAAAGCGCCTGATTCTTTCATCTGCTCCGGACGTGTCCATAGTCTTTGGCAGAACTTGTTTTGTATTCATTAAAGCCTCCCTATCCAGTGGGTTTCCATTTTGCTAAAGCCCATAGAGCTGTAGAATCTTTCCAGCTTATCAGCCTTAGAGTTTGCCATATTCACCATGGTTATAAAGTTATATCCTTCTTCTTTCAATATCTTGCGTGCCTCAGTCAGCAGTCTAATCCCATTGTGTCTATAAGTGGGGTTGATATACCAGATGACTTCTTGCCATACCTTCTCAGAGCTTATCGGTGATGCTACCTCTTTACCTGCCAAAGCGCCCTCACACTTACCGTCTATAATTAAAAGAAAAGCACCGTCCTTGAGATCGTCTATTGTTTTGGTAAGTGCAGACATATCGAGCTTTACATATTCTTCTAATGATTCCTCATAGAAATTATTGATGAGCTTTATAATGTCCTGCTCGTATTTAGGTTGATAGCGTTCTATTTTCATTGACCCAATAAAGTCTTTCTGGCTACCTCTGCCTCACCCGCTATGCCCAAGGGTGATGTGAATACTGTCCGTGATTTAGCAACTGCTTTCTTGCGTGTAAGGACTGCTGCCGCTGCTGTAGCTGCCACCTGAGTTGGTTGTGGTGCGATTGGTGGTGCTACTGCCGGAGCTTGTGGAACTGAGGTAGCCGCAGCAGAGCCTTGAGGCCCTTTGGCTAATTGAGATATACCATACGCCGCTGCCGCCGTTGCTCCTACCGCCATTATTCCCGTTCCCACTGCCGCTGCCGCCGTTGCTCCAAGTGCTAATCCTATCGACGTAAAAAGTGCCATTTTAAATCCTCCTTAACTTAAACCTGCTATTTGGAACAAATTATCTTCCTTACTATATTGGGGAGTCCTATTCATATATTGACTCTCTTGGTCATACCTTATTTCACCTATCAAGCTAACAGCATAAATCAAAGCATCTGCTAAGTTAGGAGACTTAACTCCGTCCTTGCGCATCTTATCTTTACTGATTAAAATCTTACGCTGGTAATGATCATAAGTATATCTAAGGGTGCAAAGTTCTTTAATCACAGCTTCATCTTCAATAACAATGTGGCCCTTGTCCACTAATTCTTTCAGCTTATAAGCGTTGGCTGTTCTGTTGTTGCCAAAGAACTTATTGTCCTTATAATTCAATGGTGGGTTTCTAAAGCCCTTGAAGTTCTCTAATCCCCTGCCTTTGTTCAATGTATCAAGAGGCCCTGCCCCTATGCCGTCCTCATCTATGACGGATAGTTCAGCATTCTGCTCTGATGCTGTTGTCAATATCCTGCCGGTCGTATAATTAAGGTCTTTGTGTTCCCACTCATCTACATGGTGAAGTCTCCAATGCTGTGCTCCCTGTTGCTGAAGAATGGCTACTGCACACTTATCATCACCATATCTAGCTATATCAAACCCTGCTATTCTCATGCCATAGTTATCACGCAATGGGTATCTGTTGAGTTTTGTGTTTATAAGCTCCTCATAACTGAATAGAGCATCTTCTGAAAGGTCAAGAGGCTGGCCGAGCCAAATGTGGTTATAGTCTGCCTCACTCTTAATCTTGCATTCCGCCGCTTCGTTCTTAAGAGCTTCAGAACAATATGGGTTATCAGTATAATTTATGTGAATATGTAAGCAGTCT